AGATAAGGAAGGTATTGCTGGATGGTTTGATCGTTATCCTCGTATTCCATATGGTCGCGCAACAGCATATACGCAAAACTCATATGACAAATTCAAATTGTCATTTCCATTCCTACAAACACTCGATCGCGGTTTTGCAGAGTTGTTGCCAACTCGTCATGCAGCGCAACGCGCTGCTGCGGATAAAATCGATCCAGCATTCCTAGTCCCTGAAACTGTATTCACTACAATTACAGTTAATAAAACATTCCGAACAGCAGCGCATCGCGATGCTGGTGATTTTTCAGATGGATTGAGCAATCTTCTTGTTCTATCAAATAATGGTAATTATTCAGGTGGATATTTGATTCTTCCTGAAGTTCGTATTGCTGTGAATGTACGACCAGGTGACCTGCTGCTCGTAAATAATCATGAGTACATTCACGGCAATACACCTATTGAACTGCATGATGAAACCGCAGAACGCATAAGTCTTGTGTGTTACTTGCGCGAAAAGATGCTTGAACTTGGAAGCAAAGAATATGAAGATCATCGATTTAATTATGTTGAGTGCCGTAGAAAAAACAAAGAACATCCACTCCAACGAAAACTCTGGAACGGGATCTCCGAAGGAATGTGGAAAGAAAAAGAATGGTACGAATATTTGGAAAGAGTTGGTGGAAGGGAAATGGTTGAAAAATATCACCCAGAAGCATACAGAAAAGAATCCACTCTAGAAGATATGTTCGCCTAATATGTGCGCAATCATTGGTGCTTATCTAGAAAAGGTCAGCAAAGCAGACTTTGCAACAATTCGTAATGTGTTCCTCGAGTCCAAGATTCGAGGAATGCATGCCACAGGGATGACTGTTTTATTCAATGGCAAACTTCTCACATTCAAAGAGCCAGTGGCTGCTGACAAGTTTATACATCTAGATGATCTTGAAGAAATGGTCAGCGATGATGGTTCTCTGAGACTAATTGGTCATTGCAGATATAGCACTAGTGATCTTGAGTATAATCAGCCGTTATACAAAGAAGATGTTTCTATTGTTCACAATGGAGTCATCACTCAAGAATTGTATGAAAACTGGGAAGCAAAGTATGGTATCAAGACAGTAACCAAGAATGATAGTGAGTTACTGCTTCATACTGTAGATCAGAATCCGCTTCTACATTGGAAAGATGCAAGCATTGCGGCAATTGAATTGCACAGTAATGGCACGATGAAGTTCTATCGTAACGGAAAGCGTCCAATTTACTTTACTTCTTTACCAAATGGCGGTATAATTACTTCTACGAAAGATATTGCTATTCGTGCTAACCTGAAAGATCCTGTTGAGATTGGCATGAATGAATATGTAACTGTGGCTCATAAGACTTTCGTAAAAGAATTTGTTCATATTGATAATGCAAAGGACCTACAGCATGTACGATAAATCAACGTTCACATATGGTGCCGAAATCGAATGGGGTGATATCGATCGTCGTATGGATATCCCACCAACTTTGGGTAAATGGGAATATGCTGAAACAGATATCGTAAATATTCATCCACCATATCAATATCGTGCTTGCGATCCGCTCGGCAAAGAGCCACCATATGGCGGTGAAGTCAATATGATGCCAACTAAGACTTGGCAGGAACAGGTTGACCGCGTGATGAGATTGTGGGAAATGTTTATTGAGTATGGCAACAAGCCTTCGGCTTCTTGTGTCAATCATGGACATATTCATGTATTTGTTCCAGGGCTGAAAGATGATATTGCTGGATTAAAGAGATTGATTGGATACATTCAAGACAATCAGGAAGATACAATTCAAGCCTGTTACCAATTTCATGAAACATCTGAGATGAAGCAGTGCGAAGGCGCGAAGATGTATCTCAAGTTTGATGGCGGTCGCCCAATGCCTGAGTATATGTGCGATAACATTATTGAACTTGCCACTGACTTCAATCACTTTATTAAGTTGCACGCTGCAGGCAAGGATGGCGTATCAATGGGTCGACCTTTTAGATACGCCATCAATACTTACTGTATGAAGCATACTGGTACAATTGAGTTTCGCTGCTTCCGTGCAACTACAAAGCGAGAAGAATTAGAATCTCAATTTAGATTCGTGGAAATGTTCATGGATGCTGCACTGAATCGGGGTCCCTCAGTTCGGGAGATTCTTGCTAATAACCAATTCACATTTCCACCATTTAAGTGGAATTTGGATGAATATCATGGATGGCAGCAAACCAAGTATCCAAAAGAGCGCGGAGAAAAGAAACGCGAGTTCCATGACGTTGCGTGAAACAAGTCGCGATGAATTTGTCGCGCATATAACTGAGAACAAGGCTGATGCTTTTGCCAAAACTTTCGTGGCAAAGGCTGACATGCAAGAACAATGGCAGTATTGTATTGGATGTTGGGGCGGCGGAGAGTTAGCAGGTGCGATTATAACCACTCGTTCAAAACGCATTCCATATGTTTTCAATCTGCAATTGCTTCATACGTTCGCGAAGCATAGACGAAAGGGTGTTGCAAGATTATTGGCTCAAGACTCTCTTGATCGCGCACAAGGTCTCGGCACCAGTTATTATCGCGTTTCAGCAGAGCCTGATGCAGTTGTTTTCTATGAATCCATGGGATTTAAATTCTTAGGAAAACAAAAGAGTGGATGTTCGCTGAGTATGTTCAAGATTAATGGCAAGAATTTCGCTGATGGAATCTACGACCTGACCGATCCTGTAATACACTCTGCAGTGTATAAGAAAGGTAAGGGGGGTTGTGTACAGGTTTATTAAAATTGCTATTTACTCTTGTGTTAAGATATAGTATAATGTCTCTGTTGAGTTAATTTTATCCTAATTAATTTATAGAGGATTCTTAACATGAGTATGACATTTAGTGAATATGCAGCATTCTGCCGCAAAGCCGCAAACGATGCGAAAAAAACCTTAAAGCCCAGCAAAGGATTGATCAATCCTGAACTTGATCATATTGTGCCTATCAAATTTGGATATGCACATAAAATTCCATGGGAAGTGCTTTCCAAACCAGAAAATTTTAAATGGGTCGATCGTAAATCTAATCGCAGCAAGGGCGATGATTTAACTGAAGAAGGTCGTACCCTTCTGGCTGAGTGGTATGAGCAAGGTGTTATTAATCGTCCTATTGGTCAAGACTTGACAAAACAACATATCTTTGATTTCACTCCCATCACCGATCTTTTAAAGAGTTATGATGATATTGTAACTGCTAAAATTCCATTAACAGCAGCCATTATCGTTGATGCAATTTGGTGTCAGCGCAATGAAACTTTGCGCTGGGAAAAAACGAAACGCGCACTGGGTCACGTTTATCTTGCGCCGCATAGCGTTATGCAATTTGTTGTATACCCAGATGGAAAAATTGAGCGAGCAGATGGAAACACTCGGTCATATATTTTTCGCAACAATCTTCAATTCCCAGACTATCAAGTTCCAGAAAACATCACTGCTATTTTCTATAAGGTAAAAGATAAAGCGCATGCTGAACAGATCTATCATGCCATTGATTCTTCGTTGACTGCTGAAACTTTCTCCGAGAAGTTGAGTGGTTATATTCGCCATCATGGTTATGATGAAGATCTGCCGAGAAAGTGGAAGAAAGGTGAGAGTGTCTATGACATGGCAGTTGTTGTTCTTGAAAACTATGCGCCGCCAAATGAAAGCGAATATGCTACTCTGGAGCGAGTGAGTGGCGATGGCGAACGTGCAGCTAAAACTGCTGAGAAACTCGATTACTTCATCGAAGAAATGGTAATGATTGGTAATATGGTTGGACAGGCTAATATTCCGAGCAAACTTACTGCTCCACTTCTTGCGATGATGATTCGATTTTTAATCGTATCAAAAGATGATCGCACTGTTAGTGGGTTTGAAAAATTTATTGATTTTATGACAAATGATGAATATGCACCATTCAAGCGCGTGAAGGACAAACGCGATCCCGCATTTAAGAATTTCATGATCATGCTTGATGAGTTGCAAACAAGCGAAGAAGTTGGTAAAGCATTGAATCCATATATCAATGTTGAGGCATCAACTCGCCGCATTCTTCCTGATGTGCCAACCAAAACTACTGCTAATGTGCAGGATCGTCGGTTGTACTGTGGTTGGGTTGCATATTGCATCGATAAATATTTGAATAACGAAGTAATGGATGAAGACATCATATATGATGTCATGAAAACTAGAATTGATAACAATACTCCTGTGGCAGAAGCAAACAGATTGACTACAAAAGCAAGGTCTGCTATTATGCAAAAATATGATGATTTCTGGAATCAACACAAAGCAACGCCGTGAACAATTCATCCGCTGGTATGCGTGGTCAATGCAATTTGGCGACTGCGATCCAGCGGTGTGGATGACAAACTATCTCCACCAGCGATACGAACACAATGACGAGGAACGTCTGTGGTTTGCATGGCTTTATGGTAACACTTACCAATTGCCAACTGCATGGGTTCTAAAAAGTGAATTCCCTGACTATGAACTCGCTACTGTGGATCGTATCACCTGGTGGAATAGTCACAACTACAAAAGACTGCGTTATCAGACAGATACAAAGTGGAACAAGGGTCATTTGCCAGCCATGTTCGAGTCTTATCAGAAATTTATTGGCAAGAAAACTCAACGTGAGGTTCTAGAAAAATATTATGGCGACAACGAACAACAATCTTTCAACAACCTTTGGAATAATCTTAAAAACTCTCTTCACAAATTTGGTCGCTATTCCACTTGGTTTTATATGCAGCATCTCGCTCATACTTCTGGCATTAACTGCATACCTACTTCTCTCATGCTTGACGATTATTCTGGGTCTCGCTCACATCGTAATGGCTTGCATCTTGCCCTCGGCGAAGATGACAAGTACGATACAAGACTTACTGCTACAGAATGCGATGACCTTGAAAGTAAAGCGAAAGACATTCTCGAAGAAACAAGAGGAAGATTCCCTGGTTTAAAGAATCAGATTGATTTCTTCACGATGGAAACTTGCCTTTGTTCGTTCAAGAAAATCTTTCGTGAACACCATGGACGTTATCTTGGTTATTATTTGGATCGCCAATCTGAAGAAATTGAAAAGGCAGAAGGTGATGATTGGACTGGCATTGAATGGAATGTTTTATGGCAAGCAAGAAACGAAACACTTGAACTTACTCTTGCACAACGCCAAAATATTAAACCTGAAAAGTTTACTTATTTCTTAAGAACAGGTAGAATAGAAAGAATGGACTGGATGTTCGATGATGAGCAACCAGTGAAGGAAGGTTTGGAGGCATTATGGTAAAAGTGATTGCGATGGGTGGTGAACCAGCAACTGGTAAGACCACTCTGATGTTCAAGTTGATTTCGATGGCTGATGATTGGAAGATCTGTAAGCCACAGAAACTTCTTGATGCCATGTATTCAGAAAAATTAAACCTGTATATTCTTGGCAAATATGCAAATGATGGTAATGTGTTTCAGGGAACAGATCGTTTGTCAATGGCTGTACAACCAGACGCTGAGAAGTTCTTCATGGAATTAGATTATGAGAATGCGAATGTGAACGTAATCTTCGAAGGCGATCGATTGTTCAATGGCAAAATGCTGGATCAATTGTCAGCAGCATTTCCTGATTCTTTTAAAGTGTTGATTCTCAAAGTCAAAGATAGTACACTAGATCAACGTCACATTGATCGCAAAGATGATCAAGATGACAAATTCAAAAATTCTCGTAAGACTAAAATCTCGAATATCATGGGTTCGTTAACACTCATGGACTATATAGAGACAATGGTCAACGAAAATCTCGATGATCAGTCTAAGATTATTGACCATATTAGAAAATTTTACAACTGGAGTGAATAATTATGCAACTTGAAGTTCCTGTAGAAAAACTACGTTCATTTAAACTGTTCGTAGCAACACCGATGTATGGTGGTATGGCTCATGGCATGTATCTAAAGTCTTGCCTTGACCTACAATCAGTTTGTTCTCAGTACGGCATTGAAGTGCGTTTCTCATTTATCTTTAATGAATCTCTCATTACTCGTGCTCGTAACTATCTCGTAGATGAATTCCTTCGCGCAGAAGGTTTCACTCACCTCCTCTTTATCGACGCAGATATTCATTACGATCCACGCGACGTGGTTGCTCTTCTTGCGCTTGATAAGGAAATTATCGGTGGTCCATATCCGAAGAAGTCCATTAAGTGGGGTGCTGTGAAGGAAGGCGTGAAACGTCATCCAGACATTGAACCATCAGATATGGAAAAACTTGCTGGTGATTTCGTCTTCAATCCAGTTCCTGGCACTGAGAAGTTCTCTGTTGCTGAGCCTGTTGAAGTTCTTGAGATTGGCACTGGCTTTATGCTTATCAAACGCGAAGTGTTTGGTAAGTTCAAGGAAGCGTATCCAGAGTTGCGTTATCGCCCAGACCACGTTGGTCAGGCAAACTTTGACGGCACTCGCTACATCCATGCATATTTCGATACAGTAATTGATCATGGTCGCTCAGATCGTTACTTGTCTGAAGACTATATGTTCTGCCAGTGGTGGCGTAAACTTGGTGGTCAGATTTGGCTCTGCCCATGGATGAAGACGCATCACATCGGAACCTATGCATTCACTGGTGATATGCCAGCCGTTGCAAACTTTGTTGGCTCTCTCTAATAAAGAAACTTTGTTATGATTGTAGGTTTGGTTGGCTTTATTGGAGCAGGTAAAGGCACAGTTGCAGATCTCTTGGTAGAACGTCATGGTTTCTTCAAAGAGAGTTATGCAAATAGTCTCAAAGATGCTTGTTCAATCATTTTTGGTTGGGATCGTCAAATGCTTGAAGGTGCTACACCTGAATCAAGAGCATGGCGTGAACAACCAGATGAATGGTGGTCAGAAAAACTCGGTCGTGAGTTCTCACCAAGATTAGCACTCCAGCTAATGGGCACAGAGGCAGGGCGGGATGTATTTCACCCTGACCTCTGGGTCCACACTGTGATGCGTCGCTGTGAAAATGCACCATTGAATAATTATGTGATTGCTGATGTTCGTTTTCCAAATGAAATCAATGCAATTGTAAATTCTGGCGGTAAAGTCATTCGTGTTCGCCGTGGTGAAGATCCAGAGTGGTATGCCCTTGCTCGTGAGTGCAATACCTATAACAAACAAGAAATAATGCGCAATGCTTATCCAGAAGTTCACTTTAGTGAGTGGGCTTGGATTGGTGCGCATTATGATATTGTGATGGACAATAATTGTTCGTTAGATGAGTTGACTGTAAGGGTTGACAAGTTGGTTGATTCGTTATATAATAATCGTGTTGAAGCAAATGAGGTCGTTAATTATGAAACTTTCTGAAAATACTGTGCATGTCTTGAAAAACTTTTCAAGCATCAATCAGAGTCTGCAATTTAAGTCTGGCAACACTCTGAAAACAATTTCACCACTGAAAACAATCTTTGTTGAAGCCACCGTAGAAGAAAACTTCCCCAAGGAGTTTGCTCTTTACGATCTGAATAAACTCTTGGCAAAGGTTTCTCTTTACAAGGATGCTGATTTGTCGTTTGATGATGACAAACTCAATATCAGTGCAAATAAGAAGTCTGATTACATCAAGTATTGCTCGCCGAAGGTTATTGTAACTCCACCTGATAAGTCAATCACTTTTGGTGCACCAGATTGTTCGTTTACAATCTCTCAAGAAGATCTTGATTGGATGAAGCGTTCTGCAGGTATTTCTGGTTCGCCGAATTTTGTTTTTGAGTGTGATGGTTCTTCAATCTTCTTTATTGCAACTGACGTGAAGGATGATTCTGCTGACCAGTCTAAGATTGAAATTGGTACAGTTGAAGGCGGCAGCACGTTCCGTGTTGTGATGAAGGTCGAAAACTTTAAGTTGCTTGATGGCTCTTATGATGTTTCGATCGCAAAGAAGGGTTTGGCTCAGTTCAAGCATAAGTCAATTCCGATTACATACTACATCGCTATTGAAGCAGCAAGTTCTTCTTTCGGAGAGTAATATGAAAGTAGATAAAGCAAAGGTTCTGGGATGCCTACAGGAAATCTCAAACTCACTTACTCGCATTGAAGCCGAGCGCGATCTGATTAAAGAAATTCTTCAGAAGATGCAGGACGAATGCGAACTTCCAAAGAAGTTGAGTCGAAAACTGGCGAAAGTTTACCACAAGCGTAATTATGAGGAAGAAATCGCAGAGCAGAGCGATTTTCAAACTGTCTACGAATCTGTGGCTAAATAATCTTATTGGGGTGCAATTTCTTTTGACGGCACTATCCGCCAGACTGCTCGCCGTGGGAGTTCACCTTCCCCACCCCATCTTCTCTTCGGAGTTATATTATGAATGAAGATGATGTAAAATTAGGAATATTCCTAGTCGTGTTTATGGTAGTTGCTCTTGTCAACTCCATCTACCTTTGGCTTCCCGCCTCTGCCCCTCCAGTTCTTTTGGTTGTAGGTATTGGGTTATATTCAATTTGGGAGCACAAACGTGGCAACAAGGCGTAATTTTTTCAAGTATCTTGGTCTTGCTGGTGGTGTAGCCACTGGCGGTGTTGTAGCAGCTGCTGCTGTTCTTCCTGACGCAGAGAAATGCGAAGCAGTAAAAGAAATCGAATCTAATGGCCACAATGGTAAGATGATAATTGGTGCTACTTATGGTCAACTTGCACCACCAAACGGCACACTCAGTTGCGGTCCACGCTATGTTCCAGGAACAGATAAGCATGTCAGCGCAGGAATAACCGTCGGTCCTGATGGTGAAATGTACTTGCTTACAAAAGGGAAATGGCGTAGAATAGTGACTGAATAAACAATCAGGAGTTATATTATGAATGAAGCGTTGTGGGTTGAAAAATACCGTCCTCATACTATTGCCGATTGTATTCTTCCTGATGAATACAAGAGCACTTTCCAATCTTATGTTGACCGCAAAGAGATTCCCCATCTCTTGCTTTGCGGCACTCCAGGAACAGGTAAGACTACCGTTGCACGCGCATTGTGTGACGAGATCGGTTGCGACTATCTGATGATTAACGGTTCGGACGAATCAGGCATTGACACTTTCCGAGTCAAGATTAAAAACTATGCAAGTGCGATGTCTCTTGGTGGTGGTAAGAAAGTTATCATTATCGATGAGGCAGATTATCTGAACCCAAATAGTACGCAGCCAGCCATGCGTGCTGCGATGGAAGAGTTTGCGCATAACTGCACTTTCATCATGACTTGTAACTTCAAGAATCGAATCATTGAACCGCTGCATAGTCGATGTGCAGTAATTGAATTCAAACTGCGTAAAGAAGATAAGCCGAAGATGGCGATGGCGTTCATGAAGCGTGCATCAGAAATTCTTACTGGCGAAAAGGTTCCGTTTGATAAGGCAGTACTGGCTGAAGTTGTCAAGAAGCACTTTCCAGATTATCGCCGTGTTCTAAATGAACTGCAGCGTTACTCCGTCAGTGGTAAGATTGACTCTGGTATTCTCACGAGTATTGCTGATGTTTCAATCAATGAATTGGTAACATCACTCAAAGATCAAAACTTCAGTGCAATGCGTAAGTGGGTTGCTGACTTTGGTAGCGATGACCCTGCAAAGATCTATCGTAAGATTTATGATAGTCTGTATGACATTATGGATAAGTCTACGATTCCGAATGCTGTTGTCATTCTCGCTCGCTATCAATATCAGTCTGCCTTTGTTGCTGATCAAGAGTTGAATCTTACTGCATGCTTGACAGAAATGATGGTTGAATGTAAGTTTAATGCATAAGAACCATAAAAATTCTATTGCAAATAGAGAGAATACTCATATAGGTTCTCTTTATGAGCATCAATTTCTGCAAACTGGATTACAAGAGTTATTTCCAGGTGCAGTTTATCTTGGTGCATTTAAGAATGACGTGATTGGTTCTAAAGTCGAACATATGTTTGAGTATGAAGGAACTGTGTATGTCGCAGACTGTAAAGGTGGCACTGGATTAAAACGTCGCGATAACTGTCTGGATGTTTTAGCAGAGGCTGCTGAGTTCACAGAATGGAAAAATCAGACCTCTCCAGATAAACCTCATAACTTCATAATCATCACAACAAATCTACCCACTAGTCGTCAAAAGGTTTCGGTCAATAGATTACAGTTAGCCAGAAATAAGCATGGTTTGCACGATATCTATGTCTGGAATCCAGACGAAGCGGATATAATGGAGTTTTTTTATGGCTGATCTGTTTAAAGAAATTATTCCGTCTATTCTCCAAACTAAAGAATATGCACTTTTGACGGAACAGGACGAGAAGTCTTATTCATCTTTTATGGTTAATCGTGCACTTTCGTTTCATCGAGATACGGTTCTTCTGGCGAACGAGATGAATAAGTTTCCGAATCTAGATAACAAACTCAAATATGACTTTCTCCTAAATATAATAAGAGCCCAAAAGCGTCCATATAGTAAGTGGCATAAAAAGGCTCAAAGCAGTGATTTGAATGTCGTAAAAGAATATTATGGCTACTCTGATGCGAAAGCAGAAGAAGCATTAAAGATACTTTCTGACGACCAGATCGCCGCTATGAAAAAACAATTATATAAGGGTGATTGACCATGGTCGAAAAATTAGTAGAAGTCACATTAGAAAAGCAAGACGACTTCCTCAAGGTCCGCGAAACTCTAACGCGCATCGGTGTCGCCGCAAAGAACGATAATATTCTTTACCAGTCTTGCCATATTCTCCATAAACAAGGAAAATATTATATCGTGCATTTCAAAGAACTCTTTGAATTAGACGGTAAGCCAAGTAACATTTCTGATAACGATATCCAACGTCGTAATACAATTGCGAATCTAATGGCTGAATGGGGTTTAGTCAAACTTGTTGATGAGAATAAGACAAAGGACAATGTCGCGCCATTAAGCCAGATCAAGATTCTTCCGTTCAAGGATAAGAATCAGTGGCAGTTAGTTTCCAAATATACAATTGGGAAGAAAAAGAAGGAAGGTTAATTTATGCTTGTGATGAATGTATATAAACTTCGTGATGATATTGAACTTCCAACATACGGTACGACTCTCGCAAACTGTTTTGATTTATCATTCCAGCCAACATCAAATGTTGTAAATGGATATGATTCATTCAATGCTCAAGTAGAGCGAGAAGTAAACTCTTTTGGTGAAGTCTCCATCTATCCAGATGATCGTTTGTTGATTCCAACTGGATTGATTTTCAAGATCGAACGTTATGTTACGATTGAAACATTCGCAGACATTGCAAAACACGATGAAGAACTTCCATTGCAGAACTATAGCATTCGCCTTCATCCTCGTTCAGGACTTTCGCTTAAGAAAGGATTGATTCTAGCAAACTCAGAAGGTATTGTTGATGTTGATTATCAAGAAGAAGTGTTTGTGCTTTTGACCAATGTTTCCAAGATGGTTCAAACTATTCGCAAAGGCGATCGTATTGCTCAAGCAGAAATCACAACCAATCAACCATTTGCATTTAAAGTGTTGACAACAAGACCAGAGAAACATTCAGAACGTTCTGGTGGCTTTGGTTCAACTGGAATATCAAACTAACATAGTTGAGAATATTATATTATGATTCGTGATGAATTGTCATGGGATGAGTTGTTTATCCTTCAGGCTGCTTTGATCTCACAAAAAAGCAAAGACCCATCAACCAAAGTCGGCTGTGTGATTGTCAATGATGACAATGTTATACTCAGCACAGGTTTCAATGGTTTCCCGAGAGGCATTGAAGAAGATTGGGCTGATCGTTGGAAGCGTCCAGAAAAGTATCACTGGGTTGAACATGCTGAACGCAACGCAATCTTCAATGCTGCTCGTGTTGGTGTTTCACTCAACAACTCTCGTGCGTATTTAAATTTTGAACCCAAGCCATGCGCCGAATGCACACGCGCATTGATACAGGCTGGCATCAAGGAAGTCATCGGACCGAATCGCCCATTCACAGGCAAGGGTGCAGGGAAGCATTACTCGATAGACCACGCCGAAGTGATGCTGCGCGAGGCAGGAGTCCGAATACGCTATTTCGACCTCCCCCCAGAACTAGGGTATCCCCCAGAATAGGACCGCTCTCCAGCCTCTCTCCTCGGCGAGAGAGGGATGTCGTAAGTTATTGATTTTACAGGAAATTTCTCTGTTGTTTTCTCCTGTGTTTTATACGACAATTGTTGTATGAGATATCACTATATCGAGTCGAAAAACGACAAATTCGGTGCTCGACACACACTCTGGTATGTGTCAGATTATCACTATGAGATAGAATGCCGCTCTACTGGCAACAAGATTGACCTTCCCGACACCAGTTTCGAACAGGCAAAACGTGTGTTCGATGAGGTGCTCGTAAGTTATTGATTTTGCAAGAGTTTTCCCTGTTGTCTTTTTTACGGGAAAATGCGATAATATATCTATGAAATGCGAAAACACTGTGAAAATTGGTGACGTCGTCAAGAGTCTTGACTTCGTTGGTATCAACGACTGCTTTTATGTCGGTCTCGTGACCGAAATCCTCAACGACGGTCGATTCCGTGCCAAGGCAATCAAGCGTGTGTGGAAGGGCGAGGCTGATAAGCGTCCTCTTGCTGACGAGTTCTTCGCTCCGCTTCCTGGCCATGATTTCTTCGACGACATGGCTGAATGGAAGGATGCTGCTCCTCGCATCCAGGTGGTTGCCTAATGAACATCGAAACTCGACATGGTGGTCCGTATGACCGTGGCTCTGCTGACAGTTACTATCGTCGTCCTCGTCGTCCACACTTCTTCAGTGATGCGACGTATGCCAGTGACGAGATTCCTGAGCGATTCATGACCAAGCAGCAGATTGCTGAATACAATCTTGGCTTTGACGACAATGAACAATCTGGCAACTTCAAAGATTGGGGCTGATATGAAAATGACTAAAATTGTATACAATGCTTGTTATGGTGGGTTTGGTCTGTCGCATGAGGCTAAGATGCGTTATTGTGAGATCAAAGGTATCGCTGAAGAAACTATCTATCACCGAGATATCGAACGAACTGACCCTGTGTTGGTGCAGGTCGTAGAGGAACTCGGGGATAAGGCTAACGGTGATTATGCGGAGTTGCGTATTGCAGAATTGTCTGCTGGCACTCTATATCGCATCGATGAGTATGATGGACTAGAGCAAGTGTGTACGCAGGATGATTATGCATGGAGTGTAGCGTAATATGAAAAAGCAAACTGAAACTCTGTTGAGTGAGGCGATTGACCTCGTGAATGGTGCCGATCATGTTCTTGCGAACACTCTTTCGCAACTTGATTTGAGTGCCAAGAACTGTTACGATCTTGCTGAGAAACTTGAACGCGCTCGCAACCTTCTTTTGGTTGTCGGCGATCGCAAGTATCAGGCTGAGTTGAATCAAGTTTCTATACCCACCGAAGGAGCACCGTTCTAATATGGGATACTTTGCTAATTTAGAGATTGATGTCATCGAGATGTTTCGTGAAGATGGCATGAAGGAAACTGAAATTGCTGCTTCTCTTGGAATTCCAGTGGTTGTTGTTCATGAAGTTATCGCTCGATGGGAGGCGGAAGATTATGACCGTGACCCCGACATGGTGAGTTACGATGATCTTGCATTTGATCCGTGCGATAGCAATTACAACTCGGAGCAATGATAATGGAAGATATGTCTAAGATCGTTGAGCA